TCGGCCTCAGGACAATCTTCGAAGAATCATGGATATACTAGTGGAGGATCGCCAGTAAGTCCCCTTGGGGATAGAGTTGATAAATTTCCTTTTGCTAGTGATGCAAATGCAACAGATGTAGGTAATTTAACCGAGGATTTATATGGAACTGCTGGCCAGCAGGTTTAAAAGAACACATATATAACTTTACATAATTATTTTATGAGGTGAAAATGAATTCCACAGAATATTTTGAAAAGAATCGATACATTTATCTTTCAGAGGTTTTGCCTCAAAAGGTATGCCAAGATCTTACCCAACATATGCACAATCTTCACAAAGAAGGTCAACTTGTTCAGGATGAACAATGCCCGCTTTCTTGGTCAGTTTATGGTGATCCAAAGTTTGATGCATTACTTGCAAATCTAGCAAAACCAATTGGTGAAAAGCTAGGTTTAGAAATACTTCCAACATATACTTACGCACGTCTTTATCAGCCAGGCGATATTCTGAAAAAACATACAGATAGACCATCATGTGAAATTTCTGGAACAATGACTCTTGGCTATGATCCGGATTCAGCAATTTGGCCAATCTTCTTTGGTAAAGATCAAGATGATCCTGGTACATCTTATCAAATTGACGTAGGTGATTTGGTTATGTATCGTGGAAATGAATTAGTACATTGGCGACCAGCATACAAAGGTAAATGGCAAGTACAGGTATTCTTCCATTATGTTGATGCAAACGGTCCACATAAAGAATGGGCAAATGATAAAAGGCCTGAACTTGGTTTGGATTCAAGTAAAAAAGAAGAAGTAAAACCGAAGCCTAAAGAAGAACCTGATGCCTATGAATTCAAATATCATTTCTCACCAAATACAATGGCAGTTCTACCACAAGCAGATCACATTCCTGGGTATGCAGTTTTTTACAGTGGATTTAAACCAAATCTAGCTTTTACACCTGAAGAATGCGAACGTGTTATTGCAACAGCAAATCAACAATATGCCTTTAAGGCAAGGATTGGTTCCGAAGCAACTTCAAAAACAGATCTGAGTATTCGAAATGTAGATCAGTACCATATTGGACTGAATGAGGATACAAGATGGATTTATGATAAGTTAATGTTAGCAACTGCAATGGCTAACCATGAACATTTCAAATATAATATTAGTGGTATTACTCACGAACTTCAGTTACTACATTACCGTTCAGATGATGGTAATGGACATTATGACTGGCATGTTGACGTAGGTCATGGCGATGCTGCATGTCGTAAAATTTCTATTTCAGTTATGCTTTCGCCAGATGATAAATACAAAGGCGGAGATTTAGAAGTAAACGATCATGGAGTACTCAGACAAGGTATTCGTGAACAGGGATCAATTAACTTATTCCCAAGCTATATGCCGCATCGTGTTGCACCAGTTACCGAAGGCGAAAGGTGGGCACTTGTTATATGGATTAATGGGCCAGATAGATTCAAATAAGGAGAAATAAATGCCTGTTGTAGAATATAAAATGCATGTTGTTACAAATAAAGGAGGAACAACTGCACCTCTCTGGGTAGATGATGGCGGTTATCATGCATCCCCTATTGACAAAACCAAAGTTGGATGGGTATTACCTGAAGCCGATCGTGAGTACTATGTACCAGATACTGTAACTGAATTATCGAAAAGTGAATTTGTTACACGTCAATTAGCTATCCATGCCGTTCAGCCGTTCCAAAATCAACCAGAGGATTCAGATGGCCAACCTGCTGGCGATCCTGTTGATATGACAAATGCTGAAGTAACTACTGAAATGGAATCGTGGTACGATTCTTTTGTGAGTTCGCATAGCTAATGGAAATACTTCTTGCAAAAGAAATTCTTGAGCTCGAAGAACATGAGCTTGAAAGTATTTTAATGAAATTAAAAATAGAAGATCGCGACGCATACGAAAAATTGCAGGAGCTAATTGAAGACTTATAATATTATGCATCATAATCAACATAATCTTTTTGAGACCCCTATCTGGGGATTTGTACTGAACGATCAAAATTTTCAAACAATTGATTACAGTGAATATATTTTAGATCTGGCAGATACAGAACAATCCAAAACAAAAAGTAATATGGGTGGTTGGCAATCGAGAGATAATCTTTATCAAGATCCAATCTTTCAGGAATTTAACCAGGCAATAGTTTTTGCTGCAAAAGGTGTACTTCAAGAATATACAAATCGCGATCCGTATATTCAAAGTATGTGGGCAAATATTAATGTAAAAGGTGATTATAATGCTCACCATACACATGAGGGTGAACTATCAGGTGTATATTATTGTCAGGTCCCAAAGAATCCTGGAAAGTTAGTACTTGTTAATCCGGCCGTTAGGTCATATATTTCTGTAATAAAAAATAATAATTTTTATATTAATCCTGAAAGGCTTGCTCTAATTATGTTTCCAAGTTGGTTAGAGCATTATGTCGAACCAAGCCAAAGTGATGATCCAAGAATTAGTATTAGCTTTAATATAGGAATTAAATAATTATAAATAGCCATAGATATTTTTAATACGGAGATCTCTATGGCAAATCCTAACTCCCGTGCTACACTCATAGATTATTGTAAAAGAAGACTCGGAGATCCTGTCATCGAGATTAATGTTGATGAGGATCAACTTGAAGATCGTGTAGACGAGGCACTACAATACTATCAAGAATATCATTCAGATGCTACAGTACGTACGTATTTGAAACACTTAGTAACTGCTACTGACATTTCAAATGAATATATTCCCCTGTCGTCAAATGTTTTATTTGTTACAAAACTTTTCCCAATAGCAAGTTCTTTTAATAGCTCATTTAATTTCTTTGATATTAAATATCAAATGATGTTAAACGATATTGCTGACTTACAGAATTTTGCTGGTGATCTAGCATATTACGAACAGATGCAGCAATACTTGGCTTTGCTTGATGTAAAGCTAAATGGCCATCCGCAAGTACAGTTTTCTCGTAAACAAAACCGTCTTTATATCTTTGGTGACTTTGCTGATGAAGATATTAAAGAAGGTGAATACGTTGTTGCAGAAACATTCCAAATTGTAGATCCTGATACGCATACGTCGGTTTATAACGATATATGGTTAAAGGAATATACAACTGCACTGATTAAACAACAATGGGGAGCAAATTTAATTAAGTTTGAAGGTATGCAACTTCCTGGTGGTGTAATACTGAATGGAAGACAGATTTATGATGATGCTACAACAGATATTGATAAGCTAAGAGAAACGATTCGAATGGAACACGAAATGCCACCTGACTTCTTTATAGGTTAATCAAATGGCAAGAAACGTATACTTTACTGATAAGGTCAGATCAGAACAAAATCTCTATGAAGATATTGTAATTGAATCTCTGAAGATTTACGGTCAGGAGGTCTATTACTTACCAAGAGATATTGTATCTGAAGATAAAATCTTTGGTGACGATATACCATCACGTTTTAATTCTTCACATAAGATTGAAATGTATATTGAAAACATCGAAGGCTTTGATGGTGAAGGCGACCTCTTTACAAGATTCGGTGTAGAGATTCGTGACGAAGCTACGTTTGTAGTATCTAGAAGAAGATGGACACAGCAAGTTGCAAGGATGGATAACGGTGTAACATCGGTTCGTCCACTGGAAGGTGATTTAATTTTCCTTCCGCTTTCAAATAAGCTTTTCCAAATTATGCATGTTGAACATGAACAACCTTTTTATCAGTTAAGTAACTTACCGGTTTATAAACTACGTGCGCAACTCTTTGAATATAATGATGAAGATCTTGATACTGGCGTTGATGTAATTGATAGTATTGAAAGAGAATATGCATACACATATTTACTGAAACTTGATGAAACAAGTAATATTATTGTACCAGGTGAAACAGCTACACAAACACTTTCAAGTGGTGTAACTATTTCGGGTGAAATTACAAGGTGGTCCGATTCTGATAGACTTCTCCATCTTGTACATATTAATACAAGCGATAACAAGTACCACACATTTAC